TCATGTGTCTACTCTGAACCGCGAGTTCAACGAATTGCGTAATGAGACGAACGAGCAAATCAATACTATTGATACTCATATCGATTCGTCTTATAATGAACTCAAGGCGTTAATCGGACAGTCGAGTGGTAGCAGCGACAGTTCTTGTAAGGCTTACGTAGACGAGAAGATTGCTGAACAGGACGCTCGCTTCCAGGCAAAGATTAACGAGATGAACGTATCTATTATGAATATCAGCACAATGGCTGATGCTCGTATAGATGCAATAGAACTCGCACTTAACAATGAGATAGAGGACCGCCAGGCAGACTTGAACCGTCAGATAACGAATCTGACCGTTTCTCTTACTGACTATGCTGATGACGTTCGTCGTGATTCTTCTGCATATACGAAGCAACTTGACTTAGAGCAGAAAGAGTACATCGACAATAAGATTTACGAACTGCGCACAGAGAAGAACAATGATATTGCTAACCTGAGCGATACGATGCGTGCGTATGCAGACGGAAGCATCAACCGTATGAAGAATATCATCGACGGCGAAATTGCTCAGGCAGTTACTAGTGTGAATACACGTATGGATTCTTCTGTTGCTGCTCTCAAGGCATATACCGATCATAAAAACGAAGAACTCCGTGGAGAACTTGAAGATGCTTACGAAGCAGCCGATAACGCTCTCTATAATAGACTGAACAATAAGATTGATCAGAATGCTGATGAATTTGATGCTTCTCTTGCAGAGCTTAGTGCTGCTTTGCGTTCAGAGATTACAAACGGTGATGCAAGCGTGTTAGTTGCCGCTCGTGCTATGAGCAATGATACAAGCGTAAAGGCGAAGTCTGATAACGATGAACTCGAAGCAGAACTCAAGGGTGACATTCGTGATTTGAGTACAGACGTTCGTAGAGAGTTTAACAGTAGCATTGCGTATATTGACAACAAGCAGACTGAATATACAGATACTCAGATTTAGAATGTCTCTACTTCTCTGAATCAGAAGATTGACAATACGAAGACGACTATTGAACAGCATATCGATTCTTCTATCACTGTTCTTACTCAGACAGTCAATGAGATTATTTCTCATAGTGATGCTTCGCTAAATGAGAAAATAAATTCTCTTGAGAGAGAAGTTAGCACTCTGAGAGAAGAGACAACAACAAAGATTGATGAATTGGATGCTTCACTGACGAACTATATCAATTCTTCAGTAGTTACTTCGGTTAATGACTTGTCTACTCGTACGAGTCAGTCTATTGAGACCATTCAGAATGAACTGGCTGATGGCTTGGCTGCTGTTGCTATGAATGCTTCAACGGACAACAAGATTCTTAAGGAAGAGATTGAATCGCATCTCGATGCTTCTTGGGTTGAGATGAACGCAAGCGTGTTCAATCTGGTTGCTGTTGTTGACGAAGAACTCCGCGAGGAATTCAATAGTAGTATCGCTTCTGTTCTGACAACAAGTCGTTAGGAGAACGCTGCATTGGAGTCAGAAATCAATACTCACATTGATGCAAGTGTCGCTGAAATCAATCAGAAGGAAGCATAGGACGTTCAGATTATAAATGCTCATATTGACGCAAGCATAGCCGAATTGAAGAATCACAGCGATAGTGAAGATGCAGAGATTCGTTTGGAATTCGCTGATGCTGATGCTTCTCTCAAGGTAGAAGTAGAAGAAGAGATTGCTCTCGCAAAAGCAAACGTCGAAGAACAACTGACCGACAAGTTCAACGCTCTTGATTCAAGTCTTGAAGATGCTGTTGCTCAGTTGAGAACGGAGATTGCTGAAGGTGATGCAAGTGTTGCTGCATATGTTACAAGCGTATAGGTTGCAATGACTCAGAAGTTTGCGAGCGTAGAAGAAGATATGGCTACTGCTGATGCTTCTGTTTTCACTGCTGCTAAAGACTATGCTGATATTATAGAAGGCCGCGACGTTGCTCGTGAGCAAGCTCTTCGTGAAGACGTTTCTACTATCCAGAGCGAAATAGCAGAGAAGTTTGCTCAAGATGAGAATCAGCACGCATTGGACATCTCAGCATTGAACGCTAAGATTGACTCTTCTGTTACAGCCGCATATGATTCTCTCGAACAGCAGATTTCTACTCAGGCTGAATTGGTCGATGAACAGATTGCTGGAATCAATGAGCATATTGACTCAAGCGTTGCTGAACTTTCTAATGCTATCACTACTTTGAAGAGCGATACGACTGAAGCAGATGCTGCTCTAGACGGCAAGATTGATGCATTAGAGACAGAAGTCAATGCTCAAATAGAAAGTCTTGAACAGTTGATTGCTGATATCGATGCTTCGACCGGTGGCGATATAACCAATGAGCGTCGTGCCAGAATTGCTAAGGACGAAGAAATTGATGCTTCTATCGAAGACATCAAGAGTAACGCTGCTGACTTCGCAGATTATGTAGACGCTTCTCTGAACTCTCTGCGTACAGAACTCCAGGAATTTGCTGAAGATAAGGATGCCGAACAGTATAATCTCATTTCTGGTATCGTTGTTCAGATGTTCGAGGACTTGGACGCTTCAGTTAGCAGTCGTTTTGATGAAACTGCTTCAAATATCGATGAACTTCGCAATGACGTCAGTGCTGCATTCGAGCAGACCGCATCTGATATTGACGCTCTGCGCAATGATGTAAGTGCTGCTATTGCAGATACTGCTGATGATATTTAGAGTCTGAGGAACGACGTCAGTGCTGCTGATGATGCTATCAATACTCGGATTGACAATTTGGTTGATGCGGTGGAAGACCTTGATGCAAGCACTGTTGAAGAGATTGCTCATTTGAAAGAACATCTTGAGTCTGAAATCGGCGCTTTGATTACGACAGTCGACGAAACCGTTGAGAACATCAATTCTCATATCGACTCTTCTTATCTCGAAGTAGAAGGATTCATCGGTGACACTAATGTCGCTCTTGCAGAACTGAGAGGAACTGTAGAAGATTTGGACGCAAGTGTTGCATCTCGTCTTGATAATCACGAAGCACGCATCGTTGTTCTCGAAGAAGAAACAGTCGACATCAGCACACGTCTTGCTGAAGAAGTTTTTGATTTGAACGATAAGCATAACGTTCTTGTCAATGACATCAGCGCATATCAGGAAGAAGTTGAACAGTCATTCTCTATTATTTCTACAGACCTTAAGACACTTGCATCAGATACAGTCGCTGCTATCGATGAACTCGAATCAGTTGATACTTCAATTGCTGAGAAACTTGATGCACACATCCGTTATACCGGATATAAGTTCGATGATAATGAAGTCGAGCATGCAGCATTGCGAGCCGACATCGACGCTCTTGAAGTAAGCCTCGGTTCTATGCGTAATGAACTTGACGCATTTGAAGACGAGACTGCTGCTAACTTTACTGTAGTCAACGAAAGCATCAACGAGAACGCTAATGACATCTATACGCTGAACCAGAGAGTAGAATCCGTTGCTTATGACGTTTCTTCTCTTGAAGAGCAGTACATCGAAGACGTCACTATCCTCGCTAACAGCATTGGTGCTATTGAGAACAGTTATCTCACAAACATCACAAAGGAACGCACAGAAGAACAGCAGTACTTCGATACTTATGTAATCACACAGCGTTGGAGTGATGACTATACAGATGTAAGCATTTCGGTTCCGACTGATGAGTTCTATGTTCAGTTCTCTAATCTGGAGAATGTGATGGCTGCTGCCGTAGTCGACTTGAACAATAAGATAAATGCTCTCGACAGTTCTGTAGATAACTTCGCAGACTATGTTAACGCTGTAGACGCTTCTCTTGATGGACGTATTTCTGAACTTGAGAATAAGCAGACGGTTGACGCAAGCGAGTTCAATACCAAGATTGACGCTCTGAGCGAATATGTTGAGGTTATGGACGGTCAGTTGTCTAACGCTATCGACTAGGTAGACTCAAGTGTACAGCAGTTGTTTGATATGGTCTATGCTATCTACAACAAACTCGGAATCGACAAAGTCATTGAGCCTAGCACTAACATCTTGCCCGCTATGATTGAAGAAATCAAGCGCATCAGCGATGAGGAACTTGACTGGCGTACATTGGGCGACGATCCCGAGCCAGACCCTGACTACGACGATGAGTGGCGCGAACTCGGCGACGGTAGCGAGCAACAGAACAACAATGCGCTTCATTCAACAATAACAAGAACAGTCGCTTCTGATGGCAACGAAGCATACGAAGAGACTTGGAGAGAGATTCATTGATAATCTGATTTTCCTGAGATAATTCAAAGAGGGTGCTTATTCAGCATCCTCTTTTTTGTGGCTTTATTCGTCCAATTAAGAAACTATTTCAATTTCATTGCGTACAAACTATAAGAGCCAATGCCTCTCAATAAATAGAAAAACAATTATCTTATATATAGATATGCAAAATAGTAATATTCAGCAAAACAACTTGATGCTCGTCATTGACTGGTCGAACATCTTCTATCGCAGCTTGTTTATGTATAATCTCGTGAATCCGGCTGCTGGCGATTATACCAGAAAGGAGGACTTGCTTTCGTTCGGTTACAAATTGTGTACTGACGTAGTTGCTATCTACAACATCTTCAAGCCTCAGCATCTTTTCTTGGCTGTTGACGGAAAGGATGCTTGGAGAAAGAGCATTCTTCCCGATGTCTATAAGTCCAACCGTGAGAAAGACCCGAACATCAATTGGGAAGCGCTCTATAAAGTAAGTGATGAGATTCAGGATATTCTGCGTCAGAAACTCAATGCAATCATCGGATGTGTACAGCACGGAGAGGCAGATGACATCATCGCAATGACAAAAGAGACGCTGTGGAGACGCCCGGCACATACGAATATGATTATCGTCAGCGCAGACGCTGATCTCCGTCAGTTGATTGAGTTCGACAAGAAGAGCCATCAGTTCTGTATTGTCTATAACACGACAACACGGGCGAAGTCAAAGACTCGTCGTCTTTATGTCCCACAGGATTTTCAGGATTGGCTTAATGACAATGAAGTAGATTTGTTCTTCTCGAACTACGACCCGGTGAAGAACAACATCAATCAGATTCTCCAGACGAATCATAACATTGAACCTTGGGTTGAGAATCCGAACGAGATTGTGCTCAGCAAGATTTTCTGCGGCGACTCAAGCGACGACGTTCCGAGTATCTATAACTATTATCGTAACGGAAAGTCTGCTCGTGTGACTCCAGCAAAGTACAAGAAAATCATAGAACTTCTCGGCATTACTGACGTCAAGACTCTGAACGAGAATGTCTGCAACTTGAAAGACGCTATTTTGAAAGTCTGTAAGGTTGTAGCAGACGATGTCGATTTCAATGATAGAGTATATCAGCAGCGCAGACTTGTAGAGTTGAACAGTTCATTGTTCCCTGATGAAATCCGTGACTATAAAGACACTATTGAATATATGGTCAGCAACAATGCTCCGTTCGTACATACAGATAATGTACGTGCGCAGGATATTCTCGAAGACACTGAATATTCATCTGGAAACAAGAAGAAGATACTTGAAGCATCAGTGTTCGCAGAGTTCGATAAGATGAACGGAATCAAGAAGAAAGCGGCAACCGGAATTGACATCAACAACTTCAATCCGAATACACTTTTCTGATAATGCGTTTTGCTTTCTTTCCATCTCGTGCCTTGATAAATAAAGAAATTGCGTATATAACTTTGCACATAAAATAAACTATAGTTTAAGAATATGATTCAAAAAGATTTGAAAGTTCCTGTAGTTATTCTGCACGAGATGGACAACACACAGTATAAGATTACTGGTGAACTTATCGCATTGAACGAAAGCGATAATACGTGTACTATCCGCTTCAAGAATAACCGTGTTGAAAAGAACGTTCCTCTGGACGTCGTTTACATCAACGAGGGTCTTATCGATACTGTAAAGAAGTACGGTAAGAAGTTCGCTTCTTGGATTGTCAAGAAAGTGAAGGGTATTTTCCTCTTTGCTAATCCAGAAGGCGAAATGGACGACAACGCAACGGCCCATCCTCTGAATCTCGTTGCAATACAAGCTAATGGTCAAATGCCTCAATTCGTTAAGTTCTATCCCAATGCAAATATGGTTGAGATGGCTGAAGATGCCGGCATTGAAGCCGCTGGCGATTCTGAGTCTGATGACAACTGCGGACAGGCTGCTCAGGAAATCGAAGATATCAACCGCTTCTGGAATCTTGTGATGAAGGATGCTGGTACTACAGACCACACTATCGAAGAGTCTATCAAGTATGTATATGAGAAGAACTATCGTTCGGTTCTTTCTGATGACCATCATATCTTGAATGAGGCTGGTATTCTGTCTCTGCGTCCTATCATCGATGGTATCGGACGTAAGAACCTCAACGGTATGATTGTAGGCACTGAAGTGCTGAAGGAATTCATTGAGGCAAGCATCGACGGTCAGTTGAAGACTTCTCTTGCTGCTTCTATCGATGCACTTGACGATGAAGATGTACCCGAAGATGAAGATGATGAAGAATTGATGAACGATCCTCGCTATGCTGAGGCTAAGGCTGCTACTCGTCAGGAATATGCTAAGACAGTTGCTGCTAACGACAACAAGACTAAGCCTCTGCTGATTTGGGGTGCTCCTGGTATCGGTAAGACTGAAATCGTACGTCAATGTATCCACGATTATCGTCATCATCCTTCTACACCTCGTCTGCTCGCTATGTATGACTTGAACTGTGCTAACCTTGATGGTGACTCGTTCCGTCTGCCCAAGAACATCGACACTCGTGCTGGTAGTGAAGTGGGTGTCGCTGTGAAAGACTCTACTTTCGAACAGGCCACACTGTCTTGGTTGCCTATGTATACTCCTTCAGACGCTGCATACAACGAAGAGATGGAAAAGCGTTTTGAACTTTGTCAGCATATGACTGCTGATGGTTCTACACTTATCGATACAGAGACTGGTGGTGCAATGCAGGGCGGTATTCTGTTCCTCGATGAGATTGTACGTGCTCGTAAGACTGGTTTCGAGGCTCTGATGAACATCTGTGACCGTAAGTTGCAGGAAAAGCGTCTCGCACGCTCTTGGGGTATCATCTGTGCATCTAACCGTTTCACCGATGACCCGAACCAGGAATCTGACGGCTCTCTTGAGTCTACTCCTATTCTTCAGCGTTTCACTGTTGTGACATATGTTCCTACTAAGAAGGAATGGCTTGCTTGGGCTCGTTCATACGGTGCAAGCGGTAAGGCCAAGGTTGAACCAGAAATCGTGAACTTCGTAGAGGCTATGCCTGACTACATCTGGTATCGTACTGTTGACTTCGGCGGTTACGACGAAGAACTCGCAGAGATTAAGGATGATATGAGTCTCGAAGGCGACGTTTATGAACCCGATGGCGGTGGTGTTAACTGGGAAGCATGGAAGGCTCTTAAGGATTTGAATGATGAAGGTAAGAATCCTCTCGCAAATACTATGCAGACTTGGAACGGTCGTACATGGCACGAAATCTCAGAAGCATATCGTGAGATGCTGCGTCAGTTACTCGCTCCGAACGTGGTCGGCAAGAAGTATTCTTACGACCAGGTTTGTCTCCGCAGTTACATCAAGAAAGACTATAACGGTGCTGCTCCAGAATATGTTCAGGAAGCGCTTGAGCACGTTCCCGACGAGCACTGGAAGTGGTGGTGTCACAAGTACCTCGTACACAATGCACCCGCTTACAAGGACGCTATCAGTCATCCTCTGAGCGCTGCCGCTAAGATGGAGAAAGTTCGTCTCGCTCTTATCGAGATTGTGAAGTTGAAGACTGCATCTGGTGACAGTGGTCGTGATGAGACTGCTCCAGTTCGTATGATGAAGGACTACTATTCTTGGCGTAAGACTTTCGAAGATCCTCGTCTGATTGAGTCTATTTACAATACTGGTTATCTTCCTGACAATATGAAGGCTGCTGACGACGCAAGTCCTCGTGAGACTGAAGGTCTGAAGTGGAAGAACGACTCTGGTATCGTATCAGAAGTCAACAAGTTCATTCTTTCCTCTTATCCTAATGGTAAGGGTGCTGCTGCTGACGACTATATGACATATGCAGAGGCTCTTGCTCCTATGATTCCTCAGTTGACTGACAAACTCGGTTTCATCGGTGTGAAGAAAATTGACGCTAATGCTCAGAAGAAGATTGAAGAGATTATCGAAAGTTCTGTCGGCACTCAGTTGAAGACTCCGTCTGCAAAGGATATGAAGGACATCTTCGAACTGAAGACTGGTAACGACTACGGTACTGTGCCTTTGATTCAGATTGACAAGATTAATCCTGTCGTTCGCAAAGTCATTTTCCACTTCTACAATACTTATGACTTCTTCAAGTATATGGTCAACTATACTAAGTATCGTATCAAGATTGAGTTCACTCGTGATTCGTTCCAGATGCTTACTCCCGGTCTGATCGGCAATGAGTATCGTGAAGAACTTCTGAAGGAACTCGGTATGAAGTCTGATGAGCAGGTCAACAAGGCTGTTACTAACATCGAACGTGGTATCAACTTGATTTGCGGAACTGGTAAGAACGGCAAGGAGAGTGTTAACCTCCAGGCTAACGGAACTATCTCTGACATCATTCACTTCAACATCTTCAAACTGTTGCAAATTATGATGATGGAAGCAAATACGTACCAGCAGAACTTCAATCAGTTGAAGTCAGTAGACAAGCGCTGATAACGTGAACTGATTTAACGCAATGATAGCCGGGCGGCGATGAAGGTCGTCGCTCGGTTCTTTCTTAAAGAAGAATCACTTAATATAAAAATAAAAAAGAAAGCAATATATGTTTAGACCAGTTACAACTAAGGAGATGAAAGAACATCCTTGGGTTACATTGAAAATTACGAATGTAGTGACGGGAGAAGAGGAAGAGCGTTCGTTTAGTCTTAAGAACTTTCTGAGTCGTTATACGTCTGTTGCTGAGGACTATATGCATCACGGCAAGTACTCAGTAATCGGCAAGTTCTATGACAGAATCATTTGGACGTTCCAAATTCCTACTGCTGCTACAGACGGTGTGCGCTTGTTCTTTAATCCAGGTTTCGTAAAAGAAGTTATAGATAAGAGCGGAGAAGCCGCTAAACCGAAAGTAATAGAACTCGTGAAAAAGGGCATCAATTGGAAAGACCCGGACAACCCTGCAAAGTTCGACGTAAGATTCGAGGGTTCGAAGTATTTCTTGTTTATCATTATGCACGAGTGCTATCATATGATATATCGTCACGTAGAACAGTCGAAGCGCAAGAAAGAGACTGCTACTGGTGGTGAATACATTCATTGGCTTGCAAATACGTCGATGGATATTGAGATTAACCGAGACATTGAGAAGCAGTGGCCAGAATTCGAGGGCGCTACTGTAGCGACTGACGGTTGGTTCAAGCCAGAATACGGAAACAAAGTTTGGACTGTAATTTTCGATGAGCGTTATGCTGCTGGAGAACATCCGGATCACAAAGAGAAAATTATTCCTCCTACTCAGGAAGTTGATGATGACCAGAATGGCGGAATTGGCGGTATGGATATGCCGGAACAGCAAGAAGAAGCCGCAGAGGATTACGTAGGCGGTTGGTTGCAGGCTATCGAAGATTATAAGAACGGTCTTATCGATTTGGATAACTTTAACCCGCTTGCTGTAGACAAGAGTAAGTTCACTCACAAAGTTCTCGGAGAGATGTACGGTTATGATGTGATGTCTGGTTCTGTAAATGAAGCAGCAGTAGCACCAAGTGGTGTGAATGTTGATGAGTGGAATCAGGGTTACAATGATTGCATCAAGGCTATCTTGAATTCTGCTAAGCAGCAAGGTGCTGGCGGTAAGGGAGGTCTGAAGATTACGAATCTTCCTCAGCCTCCATCGTTGGCTAAGAACAATCAGCAGAATCAAAATCAGGACAGTGACGGCGGTTCTGGAAGCGGCGGCGATTCTCAGCAGCAAGATCAGAATCAGCAAGGCCAAGGTGGGGGTAGCGGCTCAAGCGGACAAAATCAACAGGACCAGAATGGACAGCAGAATCAGCAGAACGGGCAAGGCTCTGGTAGTCAGGGAAGTCAGCAACAGAATGGCAACAAAGACCAGACTGGAAATGGTAGCAGCGCATCTCCAATTAAAAAGTCCAATAAACTTGGCGATGATGGCGACTAGCAGTCTGGTGGCGGTTCTGGACAACAAGGAAATCAGCAGAAATCCGGTCAGAACAGTGGACAAAAACAGCAGTCTGGTGCTGGGCAGCAGAATGGTCAGAACCAACAAGGTAATGGCGGTGGACAGTCTGGCGACAATCAGCAAAACGGCCAGGGAAATCAGCAAGGCAATCAACAGCAAGGCGCCGGTCAAAATGGACAGAATCAGCAGAATGGTCAAGGTCAAAAGAACGGGCAAAACCAAAATGGTCAGGGCAGCGGCGCTGGTCAACAGGATGGTCAGAAAGGACAAGGCGAGGGCGACGGAGAAGAAAAGACTCCAGTTTATCGTGTGTCTATTGGTATGGACTGGGGCGCAGGCGACCTCATTACTGTTGAGCAGGGTCTGAAGATTCTTGAGCAAGAAGGCGAGATGACTGATGCTGATGCTAATACGACACCAGAAGAACACGCTAAGAAGATTATCAAACAAGTGCGCGACAAGTTGCGTGAAGTTGGTCGCAATGCCGGTAAGGGCATGTCTATGGAAGATCGTATGTTGCAGATTGAAGAAGCGCTCAAGCCGCCTCAGATTAAGTGGAAGGCATTGCTTTTGCGGCATTTCAAGGAACTTGGCGTGAAGCCAGACATTGACAGCAAGATGAAGCGTGCTCGTTTCGGTATCGACCGCGCCGACCGCTTCGAGAAGATCGAGGACTTCAAAGTAGAAGAACAGCGTCGTAAGTCTGCTGACATCTTCTATCTCGTCGATAACTCAGGTTCTATCTCAGACGAAGACTTGCAGATAGTGTTCCGTGAACTTATCGGTCTTGAGACACGTACTGGTCTTGATATTCGCAAGGCTGCTATGACTTATTTCTCTGATGATTTTCTGGAAGACAGAATTCGTCTGTGGTACAAAGACACTACAGCGAAAGAGAAGATGCGTCTTGTGAAGCGTGTAGCAGGCAAGGATCCAAGCGGCGGTACTAACATCGGAAAGTCTGTAGTTCACGTTACAGAACTTAAGAAGTCGAAGAACCGTCATATGAGAGAGTTGTTCTCAACGTCTAATCCTCGTACGCTTATCATAGTGTTCACTGACGGTATTGACGATACTTACGGTATGATTGGCAAACTGCCTAAGAATATTCGTGAAAAGATTCTTTTCGTTATTATGAACCAAGAGAGCGATTCGTGGGGATTCAAGGCTATTATACCGAAAATAATACAGAACGGAGTGCCGGCAAAGAATATCGTTTGCATTGACACAAGTAAAGATTTGGGCAAATAATTTACCCTCTCGGAGAAAGTGAGTTTATTGCTCGCAACTTCGATGATAAATAATAAAATTAGATTCTATTTTAGAAATATGAAATTGGATTCAACTTTGAAAATTAACGTAAGCGCTCTTAAGCAGGCATTGATTGATGCAGGCAGCGACTATAGTGTCAATGATATTAAGGCTGACCTCCAGTCTATCGGTGCTACCGTAGAGGGTGCTAAGGAAGACGGCCTGGTGTATATGTACATTTCGGGTGATGTGGACGTCGAAGACATTGAAACCGCTTTCGACGAAGCAAACGTCGATGTGAACGAATTCGTTGTCAACGGAGACTTGAGTGAATGCGACGGTATGGACGACACTAACGAGTGTGGTGACACTTTTGAGTGCGGCGGCGCGGATCTCGATGAATGCGGGATTCCCGAATTCGATGAGGTTGACGAATGTGATGACACTTTCGAGTGCAACGAAAAGAAGAAAGATTGCTGTCCTAAGAAGAAAGTAGTGAACGAAGCCGACAAGATTTCTGAGATTCGCAAGATTCGCAAGAATGACTATAAGCAGTCTAACGTTCTCATTCCTCTGAAAGAAGCACTTCGTGGTGACGTTAAGAAGACAAATAAGGAAGACATTCCATCTCTGAACGGTCTTATTGACCATATTTGCGGTAAGCGCAACAGCAAGACTGTTAATGAGGCTGCTATTAATAAGGCTAAGGCTGAACGTGGCGAAGCTCTGAATGAAGGTCTTGAGTTCTTGAAAGAGAAACTCGGTGAGAAACTCTACAATCAGATTTGCGAGGCTATGCGCAATAACAAGAAGAGTCTGCACGAGAACATTTCTATCAATAAGAAGAAACTTGTTGACTATACTCTCGATGAACTTCAGTCAATCTTCGAGAAGATTACTTCTCAGGTTGAAGAACTCAAGAACAAGAATACTGATGGTCTGAATGAGGAAGACAGCGCTATGATTCAGCAGAAGTTGACTACTAAAGAGCGCTTGGCTCAGATTCTCAGCGAAGAGATTGCATATCGTCAGGCTATTACTGAGGATGATGACTTCGCAGGTCTCGACAGTATGAACCTCGATCCTAACAAGGAAGGCGGCGACGATGCTGATGCTGAGAAAGAAGAGAAGAAAGACGACGAAGAGAAGAAAGACGACGAAGAGAAGAAAGACGACGAAGAGAAGAAAGACGACGAAAAGTCTGAAGAGAATGACAATCCCGATGAAGATGAAGAAGAGGAAATCGGTTCCATCGTAATTACTCTTGCTAGCAAGGAAGCAGCCGAAGAACTGAAGTCTGACCTCATCGATGCTGAAATTCCTGAAGATGTTATCGAAATTGCTCCAGTTGAGAGCGAAGACGAAGAGTCCGAAGATGAAGAGAGCGAAGAGTCTGAGGAAAATACTGAAGAAACTTCTGAAGAATCATCAGACGAAGCATCTGAAGAAAAGACCGAAGAGTCTGTATCTTCTAAAGGCACTAAACTGAACGAGGAAGACGAAACTTCTGACGAAGACGAAACTTCTGACGAAGAAGAAAGTACTGACGAAGAGAACAACGAAGAAGACGCTGAAGAAGAGGAAGAAGGCGCATACAAGTTGATTCTGACAGATACTGACTACGCTAAGAATCTTCGTGATACTCTCGAACTCAAATGGGGTCTTACTAAGGACGAGTTCGCTGATATGATTGGCGGAGAAATCGTTGATGATGACAATGAAGAAGAGAATTCGGATGAAAATTCTGAAGAGGCTTCTGACGAAGAGTCATCTGACAGCGAGAAGTCTGAGGAAGACGAAGATAAGGAAATCGAAGACGAGTTTAACCCTGACGAGATATTCAAGGGTATCTGAACTTGACTGAGACCTCCCATAAAGACCTCCTCACGACAAGCGAAGAAATTACGTTGAAAGTGGCGAGGTCTTTTCAATAGGTGACTATTAAGTCGCCGGCAAGAACGAAGAGAATTCTCTTTTCTTGATTTATATAATTCTTTAGAAACTGAAGAAACAACAAGCATGTTTGCTCGTTTTTCATTCAAATTAGTTTCATTATGGTGGCTGCGCTGCGCGTGATGCGTCGCGCAGTCTTTTTGTTTCTTAATATTCCAAGTTTCGGAAAATTCGATAATAAATAATGAAACGAAATATATATCTCTAAATAATTATGATCTATCCGATACGCTGTATGCTCGGCGGGTTTACATTCCGTCAGTCAATGGAACTCTGGAAGCAGAAACTTCAGTTGTTCAACCCACGTACTTACGAAGTTCTGATGTTCATCAAACTCAAGTGGCAGATATTCTACTTAAAGAATTTCTCGAAGTAAGTTGTAAAAACTACGGCTAATATTGAAATTAGCAGTAGTTTTGTGAAAGTCAAGAAACGATAAATATAAAAAGGATTTATTAATTTAGAATATGTGTGACGGAATTGGAAGCGGTGATTGCTTCGGTGGAACTTTTGGATGTTACAATACTCCGATGAATACAGTGGGTGTTGGCGATTTGATACCAGCAGGAACTCACGAACTCGGAAACGACTTCAGACAGATGGGCGTTGGTCGTATGCCGAAAAAAGGTAAGAAACAGCAGATTACGAGAGTCCAGGCTAAACGTCCGGCTATGCAGCCGTTCGTGACTTAGGGTCGTAACAGTGGATACGATATGTCTCCAAGACCTTTGTTCGTGCCTCACAATCCTAGAAGAAAGTAAAATTCGTTTCTTGCTTTCAAAGATAAATAAAGAAATTGTTGTCTAATATCAAATAGTATGGCAAAATATAATAGTAAGAAGAAAGTAAACGAGGCTGACGATAACGAAATCGAGCCCGCATACAATAAGAACGCTGAACGTCAGTACAACAAAAAAGTGTTCAATGCTGCTGAAGCAAACGATCAAGACTTCGAAGATACTATAGAATCATTTGATGAAGCCGGTTCTCCCGTTTCTGATTTTGAGACTATCGGTACGAAAACGAAGACTGAGCAAGAGTTGTCTATGAAGGCTCTTGATCTTTCTCTTGACGTAGTGAAACTGTTGTCCGGCTACAATGTTGACACAGTATTCAAAGTTGCTGCATTGATTCAGCGCTACATTTCAATGGGTCCGGCTCAAGCCTGATAAAACGAAATCATTATTTAACGAGTTATGAATAATTTACAACCCAAAAAGAATATTAAGGAAAGCGAACTCTTCGATAATGATGAGTTCCTGGTAAACGAAGCCGATAGCGATAACGCACAGAACGGAAACGACAAACCGAAGCAAGAGTCTCCGATGGACGAGCAGCAGTTACGTATCGAGTCATTGAAGATTGCTACTAAGATTTCAAAGTTGTTCGACAACGTTCAGCCTAGTGATTTGCTTGAGATGTCTGACAAAGTGTATAATTTCATTCAGCATCAGAATAACTCTGGTGAGTACGATGAATCTTACGGTCTTGATAATCAAGAAGAAGAAACAGAAGAGACTCCAGATGAGACTGAAGACTTCGAGTTCAATGACGAAGAAGAGACACCCGAAGATGAGAATGCTTCTGAAGAAAAACAAAAAGGCGAAAATGAAAAAGAAGAAACTTCAGAAGAGAGTGACATCAATCCTGAGGATATCTTCGATTTCGAAGTGTAATAACATTCTGTCATCAAATTTTATCTGTTTTGTGTTCCGATAGAGAAATCTTTCGGAACTTTTTTGTGTGCGCTGAAAGCAAATAAATAATGAAAGAGAGATTTCACTTCATAATGAGTTCAGATAGTAATTATATATTCGAAGATTTGTTCGACGAACTGAGTCCAAAAGACATCAATAAAAACAATAGAGACAAAGTCATCAAGGACAGCAGCAATGCTACAAAAACTGGTACGCATTCTTGCTGGTTTCACGCTAGTCATTTCACATTGAACAAAGTAACATCACGTTGTAATTTGTTACCAAAAGACGAATATCGCTTGGAAGTTCTTCAATAGAAAGGAAAGTATATCGATAACATCGATTTCTGTGGACTTTGTAGCGATGGTAAACATCCCGTTAATTTCTTGGATCCTGAGAAATAGACTTGGGGAGCGTTCAACGGCGGTAACGGAGTTCTGTACTTCAAACTCGATGATTTGTATATTACTTTCGACTATGACGAACGCAAGCAATCTGACATCGATTATATGTTGAATGTGCTCGAAGAATCGTGTCTGATTCTAAATAAGTTCATTCAAATAATAACTCCGATGAAATTAAAAACAGCATATTTTTCATTTAATCCAGATTCTCAGAGTTATCTTAACACTGCTGATTATGTGAGTCAAAATACTGTTAGGCAGTTGTATTTATATCATACGTTTGATGATAAGTATATGTCTTATGTTGTCGCATCTTTGAAGACTCTCGGAGCGAAGTTTGAGAGCAAAAAGCAAATTACATACGTATTGAATGAACGAGCAGCAGGAAGTCATTATAATTATCTTGTAAAATGTGGGGCGCGTCCGTCTGTTGCTCGTCTTTTGAAAGTAGTCAAGGTTCTCAATGATAAGTCTCTTGAAATTCGGATTCCAGAGAATACGTCTCTGAGTTTGGGCGATTTTAGTTTCGGAAGTTTTATCAGAGAGACTGATGCCGAATCAGCAAGTCTTGTTGTATTTGGAACATTGAAAGTCAATTCATTAGATGAGTTGAATAATTTGAAATATATCACTCGACGTGTGAAGAATCATCGTATCGAAATCAATACGATTGTTACTCAGAATATGATACAATACTTAGTTGAAAATTTCTGGTTCGATGAGATAGACTTGTCTCATGCACAAATATATAAGAACAAGATGATTCTCATTGATATGCAGAATGCAATCAATCACGATGTGAAAATCGATTGCAATAAAGAACTAGTTAAGTTCGAATAAAATCTATCATTTCAATATACACAAAATAAAATAGGACTTTCATTTGAAAGTCCTATTGTTTTTCATCAGAATAAATCCACAGCACATTAGAGTGAGCATTCGTCCCACCAGTCAGCACGGAATGTCATCGAACCTTCCATCAGAGAACCTGATGTGTAGTCGAGGTTGGGCTGAGGAGCACCAGTTGTCGGGAAGATCTGGTAGAAGATGAACTGCCAGAACGGAGTACCCGCACGGTCGTGCATGGTGACAATCATCTGTGAAGATGCATACTCACGCTTCAAACCCTGACGACCAGTAAGAGGATCGTACACGAGGTCGACCCACTGACGCAGGAAGTTATAAGTGTAGTTAGAAGGCGTGCCGTTAGGATTGTCGTAGCTCAGGTTCAACTGGAACTGAA